CCTCAAGCAGTTGGGAGTGAGTAGGGATTGAATACATACTTATTCCTTAGAACGGGATTGCATCTGATTCATCAACGGGTTCCGTTACAGCTTCTTCCTTAGGAGGACGGAACACGTTTGCAACACGTGTGTATTCACCGTCCTGGATGACAGTGATACCCACAGTCAAACCGATCAGGGAGTTGACGGAACCAGGATGCTTCGGTGTCGGATGACCTGCGTATACAAGCAGGGTGTAGAGTTTGTCGAGACCAATCTCGACAGCCTGTTTGTTAGCGTTTGCCACAACGATTGTTGTGGAGGTTGTACCTTCAGGTGCTTTGAAAACGATGATCAGGTTCTTGCCTGTACCAAGTTTGTTATCTTTGACCTCAGCTTTAGTAATCGTTGCAACATAACGCCCGGGTTTTAGAGGCTCCTGAATGTGAGCGTTGCTGAGGTCGAGATTAGAAAAATCAAACATTTAAATAAACTCCTTAGTTTTTCTGGGACTGTTTCCAGTGTTCTGTTTTGTAGCGAATAAGACTTGAGATCAGATCAAGGTCAGCCTGAGCCAATCCAACGTTGTCAAAGAACTCTTCCTGCAATTTGAAGTAGTTATCTAAGTCAGAAGTGCCTTGAGCCAAGCTGTCCTTCATGCGATTAAGAAGGACGGTGATTTTTTCTACACGGTGAACAACATGCTCAGACATAACAGACAAAGCCGTCGGGCCTTTCACGCAGTTGAATACCAGCGTTGCACCTGAAGGAAGGGAAGCGGATTCCATTTCCTTTTGCATTAGTGTTTGAAGGTCTGCATTAGACATGATTAGTTCTCGATCTTTGAAAGAACATCAACAATGGACGCAGTGTCTTCAATCGGAAGGACACGTCTTTTCTCGTCACGTACCTTTGCGTGATACCCACGGATGTCGTCCGTGATGACGTAACGCTTGATAGAGACTTTTCCGTCTTCACCTTTAACGGAAACCTTCACACCTGCAAGGACGTTATCGAAGATGCCCATGAGCTGACTGCGCATCTTTGCACCCTGAACGTTCGGATAAACTTCACGGGTTCCATCTTCATTGTCGGATTCAACAGACAAGGCAGAGAGAACGACGTGATAGGGAAGGTCACGAATGAACTTGCAGGAGGCAAGGAACAACTGGTTGTAAGTTGCGAACTTCTCAAACCCGTTGACCTTCTTACCAGTCTTAACTGCTGTAGCTTCGGCCTGAGCAGTAGCGTATTCCATCACCATGTCAGAAAGCTCAGTGATCGAATCCACCATAATCCATTTGTATCCCTGGTCTTTGAACTCTTTCGTGAGCATCATCTTGACAATGCCCTTGAAGGAGAACACACCTTTGTCAGGGTCGTGAGCTCCGTCGAAAGAAGAGAACGGAAGGTAGTCGATTCCAGCTCCACGGATTGAGGACAATCCGCTTTCACCTGAAAGGACGAATCCCTTTCCGTACTTCTCTTGGTAATACTTGGCTTGGGTTGTCTTACCCCAACCAGCATTCGCGTAAACCAATGTCTTGAGATAAGACGTGGTTTCGTCTGCTGTATTGAACGGCTTAAATGCCATTAGTTACTTCTCCTTATTTAATAATGCGAACAACGACTGCTGCTTCAGGTGTGAAACAGTTGTTGAGCACATCCCTTTCTTCTTCAGATAAAGACTCGTAGATAGAGTCAGCGATTGAGAGTTTCCGACTGACAAACTCG